GATGAGGAAGAGGGTATTGAAAAAGGTGTGATCCATGGGGAAGCAGCCCCTGCAACTGGTCTTGCTGTCCCTGAAAATCCTCAGGGTGTGAATGAGGTATCCTTTGCACGACAAGGACGACAGGCTGCTGGTGGAATACCTGGAAGTGAAAATGCCCCATACTTTTAATTCCGATATTCTTAATACTTTAGACTTTTTAGTCAAAGAGCTTGAGGATGTCGATGTAATTAGTCTTTACCAAGATAAGAATCATGCTATTGAGTTATCTCATAAGGATGGTGTCTTTTTTGTTCGTCTAGATGGAGCTAACTTATATGCTGGTAAGGATGGAAGTGATGCTACTTCTATGTACTATGATCAGATTGCTCAGATAAAAGATGATGTAGATCGTGGTACAGATCCGTCCTTTGCCGCTTTAAGGGAAATTCTTCAGGCTCGGAATGATCATGTGCGTGAAATGTTAGCCGCTATTGGACATGAGCGGTTAGCTAGTTCATTGGACGGAATTACTTTTGAAAAAGAATTCAATATTAATAATTTTAAAAATATTGTTAAACAAAAAATGAACACTTATGACATCCTCAAAGCTGTTAATTATCGACCATCTGAGAAAGAGAACGAAGAATGTCATACATGTATCTTTTTTGCTGCCGGTGGTTTCTGTACCAAAATAGATTTACCAGTTAAAGAAGAGATGATGTGTGATTGGTTTGAATCTCTTCCGATGGCTGAGAAAAATGAAGAGTGGGCACATCTTTCTCATCAACCGTGGGAAGAAGCGGAACATGAGGAAGAGCATGAACACATTGATGGGGTTCAGAAAGACGTGAGTAAAGATTTAATTTATACCAGTGAAGATAATTTAGAATCACCGGCTAATAAGCTTTCTGATTCTAGACAGCCTAATTTGGTGATGCGGGAATTTATCCCCTATGGTGCGGAAGAGGGCTATCAGATTTTAGCTAAGAATGATGATACAGATGGTATTGAGATTCAATTAGTTAAATCTTCTGGTGAGTGGCAAGTCTTTACTAAGCAAAGGGACTATTCTGATTTAGGTGATCCGTTTCAATCAGCCGGGGAGCCTAATATTTCTCGAAAAGTGAAGCTTCGAGAAGATGATGACAAAGAAGGAATCGATAAACTTCGTGAAGTACGGGGTCAGGGTGGTGGAGAGATTGAAAAGATTCTACCACTCGCCGCTATTGCTGGGGCTGTTGGTGGTGCCGTTGCAGGTGCTGCTGGGAAAGTGGTTGATACAGTGGGTAGTGTGGGTGCTGATGCTGCCGCGCAGATGTCTGATACAGATGAGAAGGGTCAGGAAGAGAGTTCTGGGCGTATTAGAGGCTCAGAAGTTGCTGCTGAGTTTGAAAAGGGTCTTTTTAGTAAACCAAAACCTGATGTCATTGTTGGACCACAGCCAGCTCCCGGCCCAGTTCACACGGCACCTGCACCAGCCACTGGAACATCACTGGATCGTAATGTAGGTCCTGCAAAACCTTCTAAGGTTTCAGATGGTTTGGACAAAGAATCAAATGAGGGTGGACTTGGGGTTGATGACCCTGAGACACCTAATTCGGGTTTAGGTCATCACAATGATCGAGTTCAGGAGCTAAAAGAGGCTGAACTGGCATTACAGTATCCTAATGATCCTGAAGAGGCACAAAAGCCTATAGATCCTGATGCAGACGGACGAGAAGCTCTTTCCAGTGCGGAAACTGGCACTGGAACACAAGCATTTAGTTCTGGGGCTGTCATCGACTTGCCTCCAGATTTTAAAGATGCCGAGCATATAAACAGTAAGGCATCAGGTGGTGCAGGCGGTCAGGGTGTTGAAGGCGGCGGAGATGGAAGTGCAGCGGGAATCCAACCTATGGATCCCCTAGAGGCTCTCTCAACCGGATATGCTTCTGATCCACAGCCTTCCGATTATGATTCTGATTTAAGTGAAAAAGATCGTACTCCTCCGAATATGATGAAACAGGATGGGGGTGGTGGAGGCGACGGGGGTGGTGGAGGTGATGGTGGTGCTGGTGTTGGAACTAGTGGGAGTTTTGGTGGAGGGACAGCACTAACTACTGGTGGAAGTGGTGGAGATCCAACCTTTACGGCTACTGGTGGTCGAGGTACAAGACGTAAAGATGGTGGAAATGGTCAAGAGGGTTTGGATAAATCTTCTTTGAATAAAGATTCTATGGATGCTGGTTCCTATGAAGGAATATCACAGCTTCCATATCCTCAGGATGATGACACTCGGCCACTAAGAACTGTAGAACGTCATAAACCTGGTGATTCTGAGGAAGGGGAAGGGGAGCAACGTGCTTCTGACCAATTACATGAGATTCCTTCATCACAGCAACCTATTGGTGAGGGATATGCTAACAGTTATGTGATTGCAGATGATGAGGATAAGTCTGATAGGTACAGCCCTACTCAGATTTCACAGAAACCAGAACATGAGTTAGTAGGACGTAAATTCATCGATGAAGATAATCGTCTTCGCAGTGTAAATGACTCTGCAGCAGAACAATATACTAATTTATCTTCTGTATCTCAAGATTTAACATCTCACTTTATGAAAAAAGGAGATTCTCCTGAATCTTTAGGGGAATCCGATTTATTCAAAATTTTAACTGAAAATTCTATACAAAAAATGGATACAGGGCGCACCTTGGTGGTTGCCGGTTGGGGTAATTATTATATTGTAGACCGTGAGGGTCATCGGATTAGTTTGGATGGAATGCGGCGCGCATTAGTGAAGTTTTTAGGTAAAAAAGAGTTTGCTAATATGAATATATTCCACTCAGGCATTCAAGTTGGTCAAATTATTCGTCGATTTGTTGATCAAGATGGGAAAGAGTGGAGAACTGAGGTTCGGCCCGAAGGTTTATTTGTGGTTGCTGCCTTTAGAACTGATTTAGAAGTTTCTAGAAAGGCAATGGCTGAGGTTTTGCGGGGTGGTATGAGAGGATTCTCTATCGCTGGTAATGCTAAATCTAAAGAAATTAAATGTGAGCATGGTAGCTGTTGGACTGAAGTCGGTGATTTAGAGATTTATGAGGTTACTCTTTGTGTGACTCCAATGAATCCTAAGTCTTATATAACAGATGTTCTTCAAAAGCCTGATCCAATGATATGTCCTGAATGTTATGACGTTAATCAATTAGAATTTGACTCAAGTTTAAAAACTAGAATTTAATTATTACCAAAAATTGGTAAAAAATAGACACCTGTAATATTTTAATATATTATAAATGGATATGAGTCCTAAAAGGAGGGCATGTATGGCTTCAAATACTACAGAACTTCTGCCCATTCTGAAGGCACTCCGAGAGTATATCGTCAAAGAGTATGGGGTAAATTATCCTCCTCATGTTCGTGGCGAAGATGCTACCGGAAAAGACCTTCCGAGTGACTGGGTAGGAAAATTAAATCCTTTGAGTGGTGGCGATACAGTAGGCCGAGATTCCCACGGTTCACAGGGAACAAAGTCTTCTAAGGCTGCCGCACAAGGCACAGACCCATACCTCCATAAGAGCGATCTTGAGGCCATTTTGGCTGATTTCGCAAAGCATATGGTGGACGGACAGCCGGTGCAGGCTGGTGGCCCACGGGCTGACGGAATGCACGGAGCTGGAGGATACAGTTATCCTGGCGAAGGTCAGAATGATAACCGTGGACTGGCTAAAGACCATCATGAGGAAGAAGAAGAAGACATGATGGAAGACGGTGTTGAAGACATTGTTGACAACATCGGCGAAGACAGCAATGGCGAAGATGACTTCTTGGGTGAAGACGACGAGGAAGTCGAAGATATGGAGAAAAATTATATGGCACGTAGTGCCGATGGTGTCAATGCCCTGCTGAAAGATATCAAGGGATTGCTTTCATCTCGTCAACAGGAGAAGCAGGAATATACTGCTATCCAAGCCGAGATTAGTGGTCTTAAGAAATCTGTAAATGCTCAAGTTCGTGATGGAATTAAAAGCGGTTTGAAGCAATTCAACCTCAATCCTTCTCGTGGCGACACTATGACTCCTTTGACTAAGGAAGGTTCATCCATCCTTGGTTCAGAGTCTGAAGATCAGACTTCTTTCGAGATGCCTGACCGTCGTATTGGAGTGGAAGGCGATTCCTTCCAAAAGAGTGCAGAGGAAGAGGGTCAAGAGCAGTTTGTGAATGGTATCGAAGAGATTACCAGTCGCACCGATGCTTCTGATCTACGGGGCCACTTTAAACTGGTAAATGGTATGCGTAACCAAACTGGTGAGCTTACTCCCCACACCCTGTACTACTATCCTACAAAAGGGGGTAGGAAGTAATGACTACATCCAATGATCTTAGCATAGCTCAGTATATTTCATCTGCAGAACGTAACATGCGTTCTTCCCTGATGCCACCTGGCTATTTTGCTAAACAGACCTATCTGCAAGTCTCCGATGTGTTCACAGCGACCTATGGCCGGAAGGTCTGGGACGCACTGAACAACCAGACTCGTTTCTGGAACATCCTACGAAAGGTTCAATGGGGTCCCACAACTGGTTGGAGGCTTCGTTCTGATCGTGGTGATGGTCGTTCTCGACCTGTCACTGAGACTGGTTCAATCCCTACCATTGATGTCAGCAATTATGTCAACGTGGACTCTGCTCCTCGTATCATTGCCACTGACTTCGGTGTTTCACTCAAGTCCCAGATCATGAGCGGTCTTGAGGGTGGTATGGGGGATAACCTGGCAGTTGAGCAGGAAGCTGCTGCTAGGGACCACATCAAAGAGTTGAACCAGGAACTCCTGCTTCGCTCGATGACCATTTCCTCGACTTCTGGTGCCTCTGGTACTGGTGAAGTAATTTCTGCTGGTAACACTTTCCGTGTTGGTGACACCTTCGGTGGAACCACCATTGGTGATACCGCTCTTACGTACTCTGGCCTTGATGCTGCTGGTGATGCTACCTGGACAGGTGGTGGATCTTTGACTGATGGCGAGATTCTTTACATAAAGAGCCGCGCTGGCTTTACCTCTCTTGACGACATTGTCGAACAAGATGCTCGTAACGTTGCCGGTGTGACAGTTACTAACGGCGTAGACGTATATAACCAAGCTACTCGTGCTGCTGGTGGACACGTTTCTGCTGCTACTGTTCTCAGTAACAGTGGTGTGGGTCGGAACTTGACTCTGTCTCTTCTCGACCAAGCCATCCGTGAGGTTCGTGTAAACGGTGCTGACCCTGACGTAATTCTGATGGGTTATGACCAGTTTGACCGTCTATCTTCCCTGCTGCAAGCTCAGCAACGTTATCTGGACTGGGGCGAATTTGTTGTCAAAGTCGGCGACGAGTCTACCCTCCCAGGTTCCCATGCTGGTTTCCAGGTAGCTACTTATCGTGGTATCCCAGTAATCGTGGATCCTGATGTTCAGGGTTCGTTCACGGCTGCTGATGGTAACCTTGGTTCTAACGTGTATGTCATGGATACGCGGTACATGGAAGTTGCTATCGCTGCTCCTACGCAGTATATCGACAACCGTGACTTCTTCCAGGCAAATGCGTTTGTTCTTCGTGGACTCTTCTACACCATTGGTGAACTGAGAGCTTTGCGTTTGGACACCAACGCCAAGATTACTGACCTAAACGCCTAATTTTAGGCTTCTAAGTCACTTATTTCATAGGGGAGTCAGTTTATTCAGGCTCCCCTATGGTCTTATAAATATATAAATTTTTTCTTGCTAGAAGTACGAGGGAAACCTCCGAGGGTGGGATTGGCGGTATCTAGTGAGAGGAGTATAAAATGGCTGTTACTTTTGCATCGACTATAATTCACGAAACCGTTTTCGGTAACAAAAGAATTGTTACTGCAGACATAGAAGCAACCGGCACTGTTGTAGCGACTGGTGATGCCTTCGCTCCTTCAGATTTGGGTCTTCGAGGTTTTGATATCATTATGATGTCTCCTCAATCTGTTAGTGGAACTGCTACAGCAACTACTGCCGCTGATCTGGGTTATACCTTTACATATGACTATGTAAATGAAAAAATAGTAGTAACCCATTTGGGTCCTGCTGATTTGGCGGCAGTTGGCCCTAGTATTGTTGCCACGGGTGTAAATATCGGCGGAGCCAAGATTAGGGTAATGGCA